GGCGTGGGAACGTGCTGGTCGTGAAATGCGTTCTGGGTATGACCTACGTACTGCCAGACGCTCTATGAACTTGATGACTATTGAGTGGCAGAACCGTGGCATCAACATGTGGACGATTGACGAAGGCACTTTAGCCCTTACTGAAGGCACATCTGAGTACACACTGCCAGCCGATACCATTGACCTACTAGAACAACAGATACGTACAGGCAGTGGCAATGTAGCTACTCAGTCTGACCTCACTATCAGCCGTATAAGTGTAAGCACGTATGCGTCTATACCTAATAAGTTAACACAGGGTAGGCCGATTCAGGTTTACATAGAACGTCTACGAGATGCCCCCAAAATCAACGTGTGGCCCGTCCCAGACAATAATGACTATGTATTCTACTACTGGCGTATGCGCCGTATAGAGGACGCTGGAGCAGGTATACAGACCTCTGATATGAACTTTAGGTTTTTTCCATGCCTAGTAGCGGGACTAGCGTATTATATTGCTATGAAGATCCCAGAGCTTATGGCACGAGTGCCTATGCTGAAAGAAGCATATGAAGAGCAATTTGCGTTAGCGGCTGGAGAAGATAGGGAGAAAGCGTCTCTACGGCTTGTACCGCGTGCAACTAGGGTTTAGTAATGTCGAACCGATTTGCATCAGCTAAAAAAGCCCTTGCGGAATGTGATGTTTGCGGGTTTCAGTACAAACTAAGAGAGCTAAAAAATTTAGTACGGAAAGGGAATAACACAAACATAAAGGCGTGCCCTTCATGCTGGAGTCCAGACCAACCGCAATTAAAGTTGGGTGAGTTTCCAGTAGACGACCCGCAGGCTATTAGAGATCCAAGACCTGACAGAAGTTTAGGGGTAGCGGGTATTCATAGCAGCAGACAGATACAGTGGGGTTGGAACCCTGTAGGGGTAGGAGATGACCCTTACAATCTAACTCCAAATGACTTGGTTGCCACAGGGCAGGTAGGTACAGTAACAGTAACAACAACTTAGAGATGTGACATGAAAGCACCAAAAGTGGTTAAAACCGTAGGATGGCCTACACCAGTAGAAGTAAAAGACGCACCTAAGCCTGATATGTCTGGTGTTAAAACTACCGGCATTAAAGTACGTGGTACTGGCGCAGCAACTAAAGGACTTATGGCCCGTGGGCCTATGGCGTAGATATGAACTACACTGAACTGAAAACAAACGTCCAAGACATCTGTGAGAACACGTTTACAGATGACCAGCTTGCTATGTTTACAGAACAGGCAGAGCAGAAGATCTATAACGCAGTTCAAATACCGGCGCTACGTAAGAACGTCACAGGGACAGTAACAGGCAGTAATACCTACCTGACTGTACCTACAGACTTTTTGTATGTGTATAGCCTTGCGGTTGTAGATTCTAGCGGGGATTATCACTTTCTGCTAAACAAAGACGTTAACTTTGTTCGTGAAGCGTATCCAGCCGCTACACCTACAGGGCTACCTAAGCACTATGCAGTGTTTGATGAGACTACGTTCCTTCTTGGGCCTACTCCTGATTCTAGCTATGTCACTGAGTTACATTATGGCTACTACCCAGAATCTATAGTTACTGCCGGTACTTCTTGGCTAGGCACTGAGTTTGACTCCGCACTGCTAAACGGCGCTCTGGTCGAAGCTATACGGTTTATGAAAGGTGAGCCTGATTTGGTTGCGTTGTACGATAAGATGTACGTCACATCAATGAGCCTATTAAAAGTATTGGGCGATGGTAAACTACGCTCAGACACATATAGATCAGGGCAATCTAGGATGGAAGTACAGTAAAGTATGTTTTTTGAAGCGCCTAAACTAGAAGTAGGTAACGTATTAGTAACGACCACAAGCAATAAAGGGCATGACCCTGAGTTTTGGGCGCAATCCGCTGCGGATAGAATTATTAGTGTCGGTGGTAATTGCCATCCTGCTATTGCTCAACAGGCAGAAGAGTTTAAAGAGGCGGTCAAGGCTACGGCTTTGCACTATATTAAAGAAGCAATTAAGAGCGATAGGACTACACTTACCGCTGAATTTGAACGTCAAGGCCATAAAGATATGGCAGACATAATTAGGAGTCTATAATGGCTATTTCTACGGCAATGTGTACTTCGTTTAAGGTTGAGATCTTAAAGGCTGTTCATAACTTTACTGCTACTTCAGGTAATACGTTTAACTTAGCGTTATACACAAGTTCTGCAACATTAGGTGCAGCTACTACAGCGTATTCAACCAGCAATGAAGTAAGCGGTACAAACTACACCGCGAAAGGCGCTGCTTTAACTAGCGTTACGCCGGTTGCTAGTGGAACAACCGCTCTTGGTGACTTCGCTGACCTTACATTTTCAAATGCAACAGTCACTGCAAATGGCGCATTGATCTTTAATGACTCAGCATCTGGTGATCCAGCCGTTTGTTCTTTAGCTTTTGGCGCAGATAAAACTTCTACCGCAGGCGACTTTACTATTCAGTTCCCCGCAGCAGATGCGTCAAATGCGATCATTCGCATAGCATAAGGCGTAACGTGTGGCGGTTATTAATGGCTGGGGCAGAGGCACTTGGGGCCAACTTGAGTGGGGCGAAGGTGCGGTTCCAGTCACTGTCACAGGCGTTGCAGGAACGGGTGCGGCAGGTACAGTTACAGTCGTCGCAGAAGCAAACGTCAGTGTTACAGGTGTTGTTGGCACGGGCGCGGTTACAACTGTTACTGTCGATGCGGAAGCCAATGTTTCTGTTACTGGTGTGGCGGGGACGACTGCCCTTGGTACAATCTCGCTTGTTACAAATAACACAATCGTACCGACAGGTGTTGCAGGTACGGGTGCAGCAGGCACAGCTACCGTTGATGCAGAGGCTAATACCGCTGTCACGGGTGTTGAAGGAACTGGATCTGTCGGAACGGTTTCTGTATCCAGTAATGCGGATGTTGGTGTTTCTGGCGTTGTTGGTACTGGAGCGGCTGGCACAGTTTCAATCAGCTTGGGACAAACACTCGTCCCGACTGGTGTTCAAGGTACGGGCGCTGCTGGTACAGTAACGGTAGACGCAAAAGCCACGGTAGTAGTTATCGGGGTTTCAGGTACTGGAGAGATAGGCGCTTTTAATGTTTGGGGGCTAGTAGATGATTCACAGACCCCAAATTGGAGTAATATAAACGATAGTCAGACCCCCGGATGGTCTAACATATCAGACAGTCAAACCCCTAACTGGGATGAGGTAGCTTAGATGGCAACTTACGTAAACGACCTACGCTTAAAAGAGATCGCCACGGGCGACGAAAGCGGTACTTGGGGAACAAGTACAAACACAAATTTAGAACTTATTGCTAACGCGATGGGTGTCGGTGCAGAGGCCATAGCTAACGCATCAACTCATACCATTACGATGGCAGACGGTACAGCCGACGAGTTTAGGTCTACGTTCTTACGCCTAACGGGTGGTGGTACAGCTTGTACAGTGACACTGGCTCCTAATACGCTATCTCATACTTGGATCATGCGTAACGAAACCGCCGCCGCTTTGACACTTACTCAAGGCTCTGGTGCAAACGTAGTTATTGCTGCTGGTCAGACTAAGATTGTAGCTACCGATGGCGCAGGATCAGGCGCTATCGTCTATGAGATGGATGACCTAGAACTTGCTGGAAACCTAGCAGTAGGCGGCGAGTTATCTACTCCATCAGCAGGAACCTCTAACACCCGTATTGGTGTCAACGCAGGTAACTCTATAGCCTCTGGCGGTAACTACAACGTGGTTGTGGGCGATGAAGCAGGTACGGCTTTGACTACTGGCGATAACAATACTTTTGTCGGATATGCGTCAGGTGACGCTACAGATGATGGCAACGACAACGTAGCTATTGGGCATCAAGCGTTAAGCGCAAACGCAGGAGATGACAATGTAGCAATCGGCAAAGATGCATTACTTGTAAATATTAAAAACCAAAACATCGCAATAGGAAGTCATGCTTTAGATAGTGATGTAAATGGAGGAACTAGCGTTGCGATAGGTCACAATGCGTTACAAGCACAAGCTCCAGCGACTGCAACAGATATGTACAACGTGGCAGTTGGCAACAGTGCAGGAGCCGCAGTCACCACGGGGACAGCTAATACTCTAATCGGCGGTCTTGCAGGTACGGCGATGACCACGGGGGTTAACAATGTTCTTGTGGGTGCTTTGTCAGGTGATTCTCTTACTGACGCTGATTACAATGTTGCAGTAGGGCATCAATCATTAACCACTGATACAAAAGGCGGTAGCGCAGTAGCAGTAGGCTATGCAGCTTTATTTTCACAAAACTTCACTACAAGCACCGATAATTACAATACAGGGGTCGGCTACAACGCAGGTGGCGCAGTCACGACGGGAACACTGAACACTTTAATTGGTGGTCTTGCAGGTGATGCTTTTACTGATGCAGATTTGAACACGGCAGTAGGCTATTTAGCTTTAAGTTCAGATACTTTGGGTAGTGCATCTACTGCCGTTGGCACTTTCGCATTAAGGGAACAAAATTTAACAACCGCTACAGATGTATACAACACAGCCGTGGGCTATAACGCAGGGCGGGAAGTCACCACGGGCGTTAGGAACACGCTCCTCGGCGCTCTAGCTGGCGATGCGCTTACGGATGCTGACTACAACGTTGGTTTAGGTTATCAGGCACTTACATCAGATACACTAGGCAGTTTGTCGGTAGCAATAGGCGGGTTTGCTCTTTCCGCGCAAAATTTCACTACGGCTACGAACAGCTTTAATGTTGCGGTTGGTTATTTAGCAGGTGCGTCAGTCACCACGGGGACACTAAACACCCTCATTGGCGCACTAACGGGAGACGCGCTTACAAGTGGAAATTCTAATACAGCAGTTGGGCAATTTGCATTAACTACAGACACTTTAGGCGATACTAGTACTGCGATAGGGATTTATGCTCTAAAAAACCAAAACTTTACTACTAGCACCGATGTTTACAACACAGCAGTAGGTGCTTTTGCAGGTGAAAACGTCACCACGGGCGTAAACAACACTATCGTCGGTGGTCTTGCTGGTGATGCTTTGACCATTGGTAGAGACAATGTTGTCATGGGCAGATCTGCTCTTACTACAGATGATGTGGGTAGCCAAAACGTAGCTATTGGAAGTTCAGCACTTGAAAGTCAAAACGCTGCTGGCACCACCGTAAATAATATGCTGAATGTTGCGGTTGGTTTTGAAGCAGGCAAAGCAGTAACAACAGGATTTTATAACACTTTTGTGGGTGGTCTTGCAGGTTCCGCTCTTACTAGTGGTGGTAATTGCATGTTTTTAGGAAAAGATTCTGGGCTGTCTGGAAGCCCCGGTGGATTGATAACCACATCAAGTAACTCTATTAGGCTTGGTGATGAAAATATTGCGAACTGTCACATCCAAGTAGATTGGACTGTTGCCTCGGATCAAAGAGACAAAACAGACTTTGTTGACTTAGATTTAGGATTAGATTTTGTAAAGGCTTTAGAACCCGTCACTTACTACTGGGACAAGCGTTCAAAGTATGGTGATAAGTATGCTGAAGATTATAACTTAAACGCACAAACACCAGATGGCACTCACAAAGAAGACTGGATGGATGTTGGCTTTAAGGCTCAGTCTGTACAAGCTCTTGAAGAGGCTGCTGGCTACAAAGCAGAAGACAAGAAAAACCTTACGGTATCTACATCAGACGATGGCAAGCAAATGGGTTTACAGTACAGCAAGTTCGTACCAATCCTTGTCAAAGCCATACAAGAACAACAAACTTTAATCACAGCATTAACAGATCGCATTGCGGCACTAGAGGGATAAAACAATGACTAGAGAAGCAGATCAAATCGCACAAGACTATTCAGCAATGCTGAACAGCGTAAACGTAATTGAAAGTGTCCTAGATGCAAAAAATGAGTTTTACAACGAGAATACCAATGCTGAGAAGCAAGAACGTATTCTGCGTAGCTGTGGGTATCTTGAGCACATGGTAGCCCTAAAAGATTGGGGTTCTGAGGATATGTCTACTGTCAACGCAGCCATAAAAACTGCAAACGCATACGACCCTGCTGCCTAATGAATGAAATCCAGTACCGTATGATGCCGTTACCGTCATTGTTTTTGATGGAAACGACTGTGCCTGACCATATGGTTACAAGCATCAATGACTACTTAGATGAGTTAATGCACCAGAATGA